TAGAAGTTATCTCTTTGACCATTGTCTAAATCAAATCTATCTGTAATATCAGTATCAGAAGTTGTAGGTGTTGTACTAAAGTCTGCGGCCATATGGACAGAAGTTAATTGATAAATGTCTGCCTTACCTAGACTTACGATTGTGTGTTGTGCGTCTGCCTGTGTTGTAATTGCAGTAGTAGCACCTGAAACAAGTGTTTTAGATTTTTCTCCTTGAGAAGTTTTATCTAAAGTTGCAATAATTTTAACTTCGTGTCCTTGGTTGTTTGCACCAAAGTCCAAAGTTAAAGATGAACCTACAGGAGACCCACCTAAAATAAATGCACTTGTTCCTTCGTGATTGTTACCTGTCGTTGATAGTTTATTACCAACAGCACCAGCACTTGAAGAACCACCAGCAGTCATTATAGTTACTGAATAATCACTTTCTGATTGAGAGACAAAAGTTTCTCCAGTACCAGAGTTGATAGTAATGTCTCCAGTTGAAGTCAAAGTACCAACAAAAGTTTTTCTTATTGTATAAGATGTATCTGATATACCAGAGTTTGCAGTTGTCTTTAAAGTTTTAATTGTATCGTAAGGTAAACTGAAAATAGAAATGTTTTTATCTGCGCCTTGTAGTTTTGCTCTTCGTCTTATAACGATTGAGTTAGAAACGGCAGTTGAACTAATAGCACTATCTAATACTATTGCACTTGAAGAAGTTATTTCTAAAACTTCTTTTGTTATAATAGAACCAGAAGTATCAGCGAATTGAATACTATCGCCAACTTTTAATTCTGTATTAAATTTTGTATTGAAACCTGTAACTGCCTGAGCAGAACCAGTTATAGAAATTGTACCAGACAATTGAGCATTGTCAGCATATGCAGAAGATAAATCTGCCTGTGCAGTATAAGTTGGAGTACCTGCCATTGTAATTTCTTTGACATCACTAGAACCAAAACTTGTAAATGCAGTATTGCCAAATACACTTGCCTTGACTACAGCAGTATTAGAAGAAGTATTACCTGTGATTGTTTCACCAGCAGTAAATTCGCCTTGTACATCTGATAGAACTACTTTAGAAGTTGCAATTGCACCTCCAGCACCAACACCAAAACCAGAACCATCTACACTTGTTCCGTCTGCGTTGTATAATTCAAAATCTTGTTTTGCAGTACCACCAATTTGTTGTTTTACATAATAGACATTACCATTTAAACTAGTTGCAGTTGCAACACCAGTTATAGTAACAGCGTCTCCATTTTTAATATCTAAATCTGCAGCCATAGTAATTACTACAGGATTAGCCGCAGTAGATGAGGCAATTGCAGAAGTCGTATTCGTTGAAACACTTTCGTAAGTACCTGTAGCACCTGAAGTACCACCAGTAATTGTTTCACCATTTGTAAATGCTTGTTGAGTTGTAATACCTAAATGACTAAACATTTCTATATCAAATAGATAATGTTTGAATACTTGATTAGCAGATGGAGCCACAGGTATTGCACTTGTAATCGCACCAGCCTTACTTGCGTTGTATTCAAAACCTTTAGATTTTGCACGACCAATATCAAGTATTAAGTTTTCGTTATTTGCAGTAATTGTACCTGCAACATATGATGGTGAAGCAAGTTTAAATTCTAATTTTTTAAATGCTTCAGTTTGACCAACAATAAAATTAATATCTGGAGAACCATAAACATTATTTACATTAATAAAGTTTGCAACATCAAATAAAGTTTTAAATCCATTCTCTGTTCCAAAGTCTCTTGCCTTATCTATAGAAACAAAGTTAGTACCAATCTTGTCTATCTCATAACCTCTTACATATGCTTTACCAGGAGATAAACCTAATGCAAGTTTAGTTTCAACACCACCTTCAGCAGTAGTAAATATACCTCTGTTATTACCTGATTGTAAATGTTCTCTAACTTCTAAATCAAATGGTCTTACAATGTAATCACCACTTTCATCAAAAGTCCTACGAGCAAGACTATCTTCTAGTATTGCGTATTCAGTTGTTCTAACTCTATTTTGTATACCACCATTTTCTAGTCTCAACAATTCTATGAAGTTACTATCTGAAACGGAAGTATTTGCAAGTTTAGTTAATGTTAATGCAATTTTAAATCTATGAGCACCTGGAGCATTTGCGTTTGAAGAACCTTGAGCATTATCTACAAGTGAAGCGTCATCGTTTGGTGTAATAAAACTTTCTGCAATAGAAAGACCAATACGATAAGATGGTGAGTTAGTATATTTGTCTAATATAATTTTTTGTTGTAATACATCAACAGCGAAACCATTTATATAATAAGTACCAGCCGCAATGTTAGCCGCAGAACCTATAAATGCACCTTGACAAACTGCCGATATAGCAGAAGAAGTTACATTTAAAGTTTCACCAGCAGTAAAGTCTGTAGTAGAATTACCAACACCAGTCTTTGTATATTTTACATATAGAGTATCGGGGTCAGTTGAAGTTGCAACATCAACAGCAACAACTTTAGCAACAACCTGTGTCGTTGCACCTGTAATTTCTTTACCTACAAAATCAGATAAATTAGTTGTACCTGTAAAACTTGTTAACTTAATTGAATAGTAAGCCAAGTCATAAGTTATCTCGCCAGGTATCATTTGAGCACCACTTTCAAATATGTGGTTACCCATTTTCTCTACTTGACTTTGTAGAATAGATTGTGATTGTGTTAACTCTCTGGCCTGTACAGCAAATGCTGGTCTAAAAAGAATTCTATGAAAGTTTTTATCTTCCGAGAAATCATCATAGTAAGGCGAGAGGTTAAAGTCAGTTTTTGCTGGCATTTATTTTCCTCTTAAAATTCAATAATTAACTTAACATTCTCTGTTTGGTCAACACTTCTCGTTACTGGTGCTCTGTTTTCTATGTACATTACATCGCCACTATCAGCATCCAATTCAGAAGAAGAATATCCACCAACTAAAGAAACATTGTTAACCGTTTCTGTATTACCTGTCGGCGTGCCAGTTGCGGAAGAAGTTGCACCAGTTATCAGATTAGTACCTGAAAATGCAGTTTGATTTCCGTTTGCGTCTACGCCTTCGTCATTATACCTTGTTTGTGTATAAAATAAAATTCTATTTGCACTATCGTATTGAACAACTTTACCAACAGCGCCTGTGTTTGTTTGTGTAATTTTTTCATCTGAAGTAAATGTACCTGCACCACTATTCAATCTGACAGCCTTTGTTGCTCTCAATGTTGAAGTTGTAGCGGCAGAACCACTTGCCTTCGGGTCTCTAATTAATGCAACTCTTCTAAAATCGTTTGCAGTTGTAAAGTCTCCAGAGTTTGCAGTTTCAGCACCTTCAAAAGAAGTATTAAGAATAACAAAGAAAGCACCTAATTCTTCAAAAGGGTCAAAACCGTGACCACCTTTAGGTTCAATAATTACATCTAATTCAGCACCTGTTAATGCACCACCACCAGCAGCATTTATATCTGCCACTCTGACATATGCAAAACTATAACCAGTTGGTGTTCCTGTTGCAGATACAGCAGTTACAGAACCAGAAGAAATTGTTACTGAACAAGTTCCGCCAGTACCATCACCTCTAACTGGTATTCCAGTAAATGTTCCATTACTACCACCAGTACCAGGAGCCTTAATTTTAATTACATTTAAATCACCATCTGTAGCATTGTTTGATATTGTACTATTAGATGATACACCCATAAAGTCTGTAGACAAAAAGTTTGCCTGAGCAGACGCAGACATTGTAAACATATATTTCCATATGTACGAGTCCGCAGTTGTAATAGGATTCTGTCCTGTACCAGTTGGTTCAGAAGTTGAAGCACTATTATTATTATTGTCTAAACATTTGTAGACATTAAAACTTGAAGTTAAAACATAGAAGTTACTATCGTATAGATTAGTAGCACCAGAGTTTGCAGCCTGTACATTTGTAGTACCTGTAATTCTATTACCATAATCGTGTCTGTAAATATCGTAAGTTGTATTAGTTACCCAATTTATTCTTGGAGCGGCGAAAGATACATCGGAAGACTGAATTCTTTTTGCGGCCAGCAAGTCGTCAAAAGTATCGTATTCGTCTTGTACACTATCAGCAGGAGTTACAGGAGCACTATCAGTTCCGATATTGTCTGTTCTACCATCTGCTCTATTCTTTGTTCCAAAAGAGGTTGGTTTACCAATACCTAGATAATAGATATTAGGAGACGCTTCACCAAAAGATTCCTCAAATTGTTGAGCGTTATTTCGTCTAAATTTGCTTGTTATTATTGCTGGCATTGTTTTTTCCTATGTTCTTGTCTATATTTATACATCATCTTTAAGAGATATTAATTGTATTTCCCATTCCCGAGTGTGCCTGACATTGATAATACAATGTTGATGGTGCGTTCATTGGCACCGTAAATGTTATTGTTGCTACGGCTTGTTGGTTATTAGTTACTCCAAAACTATAAAGTGAACCACCTGAAGCCGTTAATATTTGAAAAGGGTGTCCACTTGCATTTACTACAAATTGATAAGTATGTGCTTTCTTTAAATATAACACAGGGTCATTCTGATTAGTAGGAAATCCGTCTCCACTAAACACATAATCAGTTGAACCATTATTTGTTACATTAAATTGTGCTGATACTCTGGTTGCAGGAGTATAATCATTTGGTCTCCATCTTCCAGTACCACCAACATTTTCATACACTAATACTTGTCCATATGATGGTGCAGAAGTTGTTGTGTCTACATCTGAAAATGCGTCAATACTATCGTTTTCATTTAAGTGTCTAATCCAACCAGACGCAGTAGCAAAATATGATTTTAATGAACCAGTTGCAACAGCAAAACCACCTGCATTACTAGACGCAGTTGGAAAACTTGCTGTATTGGCAAAATCAAATCTTGCCATTGAACCAGAACCACTTAATGATAGTTTACCAGTTCCTTGAACCGTGTAACCAGCAGTATCTAAATTACCACCAAGACTTGGTGCAGTATCAGAAGATACACTAGTTGTTATTGTACCAGGTCTAAATGCACTTGCACCGACATTCCATATAAGTGTTTGACCACTTGAAGGTGCCTGTGTAGTTGTATCTACATCTGATAATGCGTCAATAGAAGATGTTGAACTTAATATTTCATTCCAAGTTGAGTTTGAAGCATAATAAGCTTTATGAGTTGTTGTATCAACACCAAAGGCACCAGCATATGAAGCGGCACTTTGAAATGCAGCCAATGAAGTTGCTCCTTGAGCAATAAAAGAACCTAGTGTTGATTGTCTAAAGATACCTGTTCCAAGAGAAGTACCTGTAAAATTCGGGTTGTCGTAAACTTTGTTTGATAAAGTTTGTGCGTCTGATAAGTTAACTACTACAGAAGTATCAATATCGTATTTAACCGTATCATCTAAAATACTTGAAGTTAATCCTGCACCAGCAGAAAACAATAATGTGTTACCAATTACATAATTATCTGTAGTTGAACCATTTGATAAAGTTATATTAGAACCAACTTGTTTCCAATACATTGCACTTGAACCATCTGTAGCAAGTACATAGTTTGCAGTTCCAGCGTCATTAGGAAAAGTTACAGCGTCTAGTTTAATTCTTCCAGTACCGTGAGGTAGTATTTCTATATTAGAGTTTGATGTAGATACAATTTTACTTCCGTTTACATCTAAATCACCACCTAATTGCGGAGTTGTATCTACTGATATATCACCAGCAGCCGCAGAGTTTGTAGGTTCAAATCTGTTATTTGATGTTGACCATTGTAGAACTTGGTTTGAAGAAGCACCAGCAGTAGTAATCTTTAAATCAGTACCATCACCTATTGCAGTATAGATTTCATTGATATTATCGTTTATCTTATCACCACCAACTCGGAGACTATCACCAGTTCCGTCGTTTGCACTACTTCCTAATCCTATTGTTTGTTTAGCCATATTATTCTTTCCTATTTACTAATATATTTATAACCAGTTTTAGACGCTACTATCAAATTTGGATACATTACTATCAAATTTTCTTTGCGTGTTACTAAATCTACCTTGAGGTACAAGTATCTCTACAGGCATTGTAATATAAGTCTTCGCAATTGTTGATAAATCGCCATATTGAATGTCAGTACCATCGGCAGGTGTATTTGTACCTATTGCCTTTAATTCTGCTACTCTTGCCCAATTCATCGCACTTGTATTCATTACGCCTTGAAATCTCTTATCAAATCCTTTTAATTTAGGACCAGCGTATACAGAACCAAAGTTTGTATTAACCGTTCTAAAGTTGTAAAAAGGTTTGAATTGAAATCTAAATGATATTGGAACCGTTGATAAAGTAACATCCCTTGTCGTTGTAGAAAAAGGTGATTTTGCACTTTGTACAACATCGCCAGGTACACCTAGTAATGCGTTTGCTCTTTGAGTAGTACCATCTGTATTTGTTCCAAGTCTTCTACCAAATACACTACCAAATAATGTATTAAGAATAGATAAGAATGGACTTGCAGATACACCAGTAACTCTACCAATAACTGGCATTCTCATTTTTGAGTTTATTCTACTTTCAATATTAACTTGTCCAGTAAAGTAAAAACCAGCAGGGTGCATTGTCTTTTTAAATGCGTCTCGCCATTCATCAATAGTACGACCTACTTTAATAACATAAGAAAAATCTTGAAAGTATAAACTATCTTGTATCTTCATAGTTGTTTCTGATAAGTGACCATCTTCTGAAATATATCTACCTTCACTTGTTGCAACACTAACAACATCTACCGTTGAAACAGCAGGGTCAGTCTTTGCCATTAGACCAGTTGTACCTGAAGTACTACCAGTTAATACTTCGTGACCAGTAAATGTTCCTGATACACTTTTTAATCTTAATAAACCTCTTGTATTATCCCAACCTATTACAACACCTGTACTACCTGAACTTCCACCTGTTACGGTTTCACCTACAACATAACTTCCGTTTGCAAGTAAAACAATAATTGATTGAGGTATTGATACCGTTGGAGGTGTTGGTGCAGTTTCGTGAGAACGACCTGTTTCTGCAATTTTAATTTCTAGTAATTTACCTATCTCATCTCCATATGGATATATCTCTGCGTTAACACCATTAGTACTTGTAATAGAAACGGTTGGTGTAGTTTTATAACCTGTACCACCATCAATCAATCTTATATCTGTAATATCTCCTAGACCACTTTCTAAAACTATTTTATCGCCTGGATTAATATCGTTTCTACTTGTTGCTTCTTCAAAAATTATATGGTCGTAACCCGTTGAACTTTCTCCTGCGATTGCACCATTAACTACAGCGACTTCAGCGATTGCTCCACCACCATCTGTATTTGCGTTATTGAAAACTAGTTGGTCACCAATTTGATATTGTGTACCAGCCGCATTAATATAAAAACTTGTAATAGGTCCTTGACCAATTGAGTTAACTTGACAAAGTGAACCAAGACCACCACCTATTAATTCTACGGTGTCAGTTGTTTTAGAAAATGAACCATCATTTGTAATAGTAAATGTTCCAGGTATACCTGTAATAGTTGACTTGATATATAAATCGTCTGTATCAGTTGCAGTACCTCTAATTTTTTCTCCTACTTGAAAAGTACCTACGATACTATCATCACCTAAAAGAAATTCAGATACTAATTCATCACCAATATTAAATCTAGTTACATTTTCTACCATTGCAGTTGCACCAGAAGTTTCGCCAGTAATTTGTCTACCAATTAATAGTCCATTATCTCCTATAGGTGTAATACATCTTAATATTTTGTTAAATGTAAATTCACCATCTGATACTCTAAGCATTTGTTCTCTAGGATAAAATACTTCAGAGTTAATACCAAATAGTAATCTAAAAAATAATTCGTGACCTTTTGCAGTACCCTTTGTTCTATACAAAGAGTTTATTCTTTTAATTAATTCTCTTTTGTTTACACCATCTGCTAAATCTTCGGGTATAGTATTTAAAAATTCATTTCTAAATTGAGATAAGAAATATTGAATGACCTTATCGGGGTCTCTAAAATTAAGTAAGTCTTGAATTGACTGAACAGGATTTGGTTTATATCTTCCTGCAATACCTGAAGCACCAGAAGATAACCCTACAATAGTTTCACCATCTATAAACTTATCTTGAGCAGAAATAATTAATCTGTTACTACTTAAATCTTCTTGTAAGATACTTGCTTCTGCATTAGAAGTTTGACCTTTAATTATTTCACCAAAAGTAAACTTACCATAAGAAGATTGTTCTTGTAATATTTTATCGCCTGTGTCTATTTGAGTTGCTTCTGAACCTAGTCTACTAGCGTCAAGTAAAAGATTATTACTTTGTCCAGTTTCAGTTTCTAGTAAGATACCATCTGTAGATTGACTTTCACTAATACCTAACTCTGCGGACTCCATAAATGTGTAGTACGCTTTTAAAAATTCTAAAAATTTGGGGTGGTCGCTTAATACAAATTCAGGTACCTGACCTGATAGAAGATTTGTAACCTTTTTACTAAACTTTGCCATCTACTAGTATGCACTAGTTGTAGTATAACCAACACCAGCGTCTGAACTTCCAGCAACAAAGGTATCTTTCTGAACCGAGATAGTTGAGTTAGAAATATCTAATTCTATAATCTGGTCTCTTACTGGTACAATGTCATTTGAAGCAGGTTGTACGGTTAATTCTATAACTGAAGAAGCACTCCCTCTTATATTTGAAATTTCTGTTACTTGTAGTGAGTTAATTGTAATTGCACCTGTTGTATAATCAATAGTACCTTGCGTTGAGTTTGTATAAACTCTTGTTGCACCAGATAGATAATATGCTCTTACATTTCCATTGCCGTCATCATCTAAAAATTGTTCATTAGTATTACCACTTACTTTAAAACCTGTTGAAGTTAATATACCACCAGCAGTTGAGTTATGTCCTGTGTGTGGATTATATAAACCATTTCTAAAGTATATGTTATATTTTAATGAACTATTAATAGTAGGTTGTAAACTCTTTCTAATTTTAATAGTTGTAATGTTTGATAGAATACTTGCGTCTGTTCCATCAATAAGTGTTGAAACTTTTGAAAATCTAAAAACACTATCAAATTTTTGTAATGTTGAAGTATTATAGTTTGTTAAGTTTGTAATTATGTTTGCCTTTAATGTTTCAGCGTCTTTAGTAGTTGCAGAAGCATTATACTTTGCACTTGTATTTAAAAGAATAGATGTAATCTCTGGGTCTACGATTTGTGGTGTAACAGAACCAACATTATATTCTTTTAGTTTAGAAACAATATCTGATTTTGTTTGTGTTGTTAAAGTTGAACCACTTGCGGCCTTGATTGCAATTTTTACTACACCATAGATAGGTGTCTCATCATCTTCACCACCCCAAGCACTAACTGATTGTGCATTAGGATATATTGACCTTACTTTGCCTTCATAGTCAGAAGTTGTTACTGCTCTGTCCTGTGCTGTATATTGTAATGGTGCATTGTATCTAATACTTTCTTTACTTTCAGGTTCAGAACCACCTTGAGCATTTGATACGGTTGCAACCGTTAAATTAGAAAAGTTACCTATGTTACCAGCAGGTGTAAATGTACTTGCACCATTGGCTTCATCTTTATTTGTAACTATGTAATCTAGTATTACGATATTTCCGTTTGATAATTTTTTACCTAGTACTCCATCACCAAAAGTAATTTGAAACTTACCTGTTTCTGTTTCACTTAAAAAGTAAACAGCAGAAGTATCACTTAAATTAGTTAGACCACTTACATTTGTAAATGTTTCACTAGTCGTATCTGTTAAACTTGTTTGAACTCTTATTCTTAAAGTTGAAGTATCAGCATTTACACTAGGTATTAAAAACTTTTGGTCTGCGTCTGTACTATCAACCGTATATCTAAAAGTTATAGGTGTACCTTCATAAACTGGTACACTAGAAAATTTGAATACACCATCTACTGGCGTAATTGTTAAATCTGTATTTGTAATAAAGTTATAAGTTGTTCCATCTACTGAAGTTGTAAATGTTTGTCCTTTGTCCATTGTTAGAGTAGTACCAGTTGCGTCATTAACGGTAATATCTAAACTTGCCACAGGTGCCTTTGCACTTGCAGAAGTATAACCAATCATCTTTGCAAGAGAAACAACATTGGCTCTTACATCTGCACTATCAAGATACATTTCGTTTGCCAACATATTAGCATTGAAACCTAGATAGTGAGTATTGTATGCTAGAACATCTAAAAGAACAGCAAAACCTGAACCTTCAAAATTGTAATCTGAAAATTCTGATTGACTTTGTAAAAATGATTTTAGATTTGATTTAAGTTGGTCAAAATCTAATTCTGAAATGTCTAGTTTTGTGGACGCCATATTATCTTAGCCTTTGTAAAAATGTTTCTACGGTTACTGGTGATTGAATACCTACAACATAAAAACTTATTGTTAAATGATAACCATTACCATCAATGTCTGCGTTTGCGTTTACATCAACGATTTTTGCTCTAGGTTCAAAGTTAACTAAAACCTCTACTACTTTTCTTTCTAAATTAAGAGCAGTTAATGGTGTCATATTTTCAAATAACAATGCCCTTACATCACTACCTATTTCTGGATGAAATGGTCTCTCATAATGATTAGTTTGTATTAAATTCTTTACACTTCTCTTTACGGCTTCAACATCTGTTAGTTTAACCACATCACTAGTAACTGGATTCCTTGTAAAGTCAAGGTCCAAATCAGAGTAAATCCGATTAACTCTTTTTTTGCTTGTTGATTGTGAACTATCGTAACTTGCCATAACACTAATATTTATACACTAACCAGCAAAGACATTAGGACTTCCTGCAGCCACAGAAGTACAACCAGATATTCCGTCTCCTATACGACCACAACCCTTACCATTTATAAAGACCGTAGATGAACCACTTGCAATAGGAGCCGAATGTGCAGGACAAGGTACACCTGGTAATAGATGTGTTGTATTGTTATCGCCTTGTCTACTTACTGGTATTCCGTTTGCATTGACATTTGGTGAACCTGCTGCTCGTGTCATTCCACTACAATGTGTAACATCTGCGTCACCTATCCTCGTAACTGCTGGCATTCTCTCTCCATTAATTGTTTTAACTTATCGTTAAAGGTTTCTATTAATTCGTGTTCCTCATTTGTATGAGGAGGTTCAGGATAATCAGGATTAAACGATATGACCGCACCTATCTTGTCAGGAATATCATCAAAATCGGTGTAAGTGTGAATAGTACCATTCAATCTTATGATATATTCACCTTTCATTTACTTTCCCTGACCTTGATATGCTTTCCAACTTCGCTTTTTACTCTTATTCATAGAACTGAACTTAATACTTCTCTTTTTCTTCCCTTGCGAGGTTTTTTTACCTCTACCAGGTTCGTATAAACTCACTCCAAACTTTGGTAGTGCCATAAATCCTTTTTTACGAGAATATTTATAAGTTTTTTTAGAAGTTACATTTAAGTTGTGTCGTTACTGGTGGATTTTTTAACATTTTTTTGTAATTTTCTGGAACATCGCCCAATCCAGGCGCTATTTTGCAGTTTTCGTTAATTCTAGTACAACTAGAAGAACAAAATAAGAACAAAACCACTAAAATAGTGAAAATAATTGTATTTTTCTTCATTTTTTGCTTGACAATGCTTTCTAATAATGGTAATATGTATGTATATTAAATAAAAAGAAAGGACAAAAAACACTATGACTACTTTTTTCGCAACTACAACCATTTTGAGTGCCATTATGGCCGTTGGTTCAATAGAAGATTGTGGAGGACATTGTATCGGTAATGATAACTGGACAATGTTTTTTATAATGACAGGTATTATGTTGGTATCTGCGTTTCTAACACTATATTTTCAATCAAAGGAGGACCTATAATGATAAAAGTTGAAAAAACTGCCGATAATTTAAATGACGGAATAAAAAACTTGATGAAAGGCGCTAAAGATGACTATATGAAATGGTCAACACTTGGTGGCAAAGAATTATCAGGTTATTGTAAAGAACAAGTTGATAGTTGGGATAGTAAAACATCTATTAGACCTGGTAAGAAGTACATTAAGATTGTACAAGAAACTGGTGTCTTCTGTTTTATTGTTAAAGAAGACTTTAAACATTTTAAAAAAGGTGATATATTAAAACCCGCTGGTTTTAATGCACCTGCTTTAAATCAACCTAGAGGAAATGTCTTGGAAGGTAATTATCCTATTCAATGGACTGGACCTCTATATCTTAAATAGTAACTAATCTGAAGGAGATTATATTATGAATACATCTATGAAAAAAGAGATTATGGCAATGTCATTATCTGATTTGAACGCTCTTTCTGATTTTATATCAGAAGTAAAAGTCTTAAACGGAAAGGCAACTCTCAAAGTTGGGATGAAAGTCTTTGTTGTTCAAAAGACTAAAAAGACACCTGGTGTCATTACAAAAATTAATCAAAAGAAATGTTTGGTTAAGATGGATGGCGCAATAGGTACAATCTATCAAGTACCGTTTCAAATGTTGGAGGCGGCGTGAAGACTGGTAGACGAAAAGCTGTGTTTGAGAGGATTGTAAATCCTCTCTTACTTAAACATTTAACAAATCCCCACGGTAATGAGGAAAGTATTGCAAAAGGTATTCCTATAAAGTATTTAAAATATTTTAAAGAAATATCTAATCATAAAAATGCAAAAAAGATAAGATACAGATACAGAGGTAAATCAAAACCTGGTTATGATAGACCTTACGCTTATTGTCATATGAATGGTGCAGATACTTTCGCCATATATTACAGATAGAGAGGAAAGATTTACGATAATTTAGAAGCCTTTATTGTCATCGTGTGGTTATCATTCGGTGGCTATTTTAATTTTGAACACGAAAGTATGGTTGAAGTCGGAGTATTTGAAAACTGCGAAATGGCCGCTGCTTTTGCTGAAGAACTAAACCTAGAGCACAAAAGTTTATATTGTGTAGATATTAACCATTATGAAAGGTATAACAAAAGATGATAACATTTCTTATTGTATATACGGCCGTTTCTGTTGTGGGATGTGCTGTGAGTAAAGAATTAGTTTGTATTCCAGGAATATTCTAAATGATTACGCCCAAGGAGTATATCCTTTTTCTTGGGCTTTTTCATCGTCTTGACTTTCAATAGACATTACTTCAGGTACATAATGTTTCATCATACTTTCAACACCTTGTTTTAAAGTTAATTGAGACATCGCACAACCTGAGCAACTACCTGCCATTTCTAATTTTAAATGACCATCTTTAAATGATACAAAGTTTATAAACCCACCGTGTGCCGCTACACTAGGTGCTACTTTGTGTTCTAATACTGATTTTATATTTTCTATTGTTTCTTTATCTGACATTTGATTCCAGTAAGTAATTTCCACTAATACTTATTCTTGTAAAGTCTGTGAAGAATGGTGGTACATAGTGTTGTAATGTTGCAGGGAAAACATACATTAGACCTTTGTATGGTTTCACATTTAATTGTGTTTGTTGTAAACCTGTTATTTTTTCACCATAGTGAAATACTAATTGACCAGCG